AAATCCAGATACCTTAAGCACCTGTGATGTACCTGCTGCTGCTGATGCAGGAGCGGTTAGTGTAATTGAGTTCAAAGCACCTGCGGTACCTTGTACATAGTAAACTGTTGTAGTTCCAGCACGAGTAATCGATACTGATCCTACTGCTGTACTTTTAGTATATACATAAAAGTCTGCTGAGTTTCCAGTTCCTGTTGAAACTGAAAGTGTTGATGTTCCAGATGATGCTGTGACTACTGTAGTTCCAGTTAGGGCAGGAACAATTGTTGCATTAACTGCAACTGCTGTTACTACTGTGCCTGTGTCTACTGATGTTACGGCAATCTTCAATGCATCTGCTGCATCGATACTGTTATCTGCTGGTACTGGCAGTGCTACAGGAGTTGTTACTACTGTTCCACCTGTTGCTGCAGAACCCGCCACCGTTAGGGTGACAGTTCCAGCGTTAGCGTTAGCTGCTGGCGATACTAGCATTGTGCTAGTCAGGGCTGCAGCGATGATTAGCGATACTTTCTTAAATGAGTTCATTTAATTTATTCTCCTTATTTCTTCTGTGTCTTATGTGAGCACAGAAAGTTAGTGTAATTCATGTATCTTTACATGAAACGAGCAGGGATCTCCACCTTCATCCCATTCTTGCATTTCTTCATCTGACATTGGTGGACCATCATGAGTATCGCAAAATACATCCGATACCCATCCACGGTCATAGCCATTCTTAAGCCAGATTTCAAACTCTAAGTGATTAGAGTCTTCGGAATCAAATTCTAAATCCATTCTGAAATCTCTTCCAGCATTAGATGCTTAGGCTTAGCGCCAGCAATTGTTTTTACTGGCTTTCCCGATTTAAATAATACCATATAAGGGATAGAAGTTACAGAGTATTCTGCTGTTTTGATAGGATTCTCATCAACATTTAACTTTCCGACCCACAATCCACGCTCATTTGATATTTCATCTAGGATTGGAGAGATCTTTTTGCAAGGACCACACCATGGAGCCCAGAAATCAATGAGAACTAAATCGTGAGACTTAAGCACTCCATCAAAGCTTTCATCTGTAACTATCAACTTACTCTCCTTTTAGTTCCTCTGCTGCATTATTAAATTTATTCATAAATGTTTGAACAACCCAAAACGCAGTTTCGCCTGCATTTACAGACATTGCTTTTGAAGCTTCTTCGTTTCTATCTTCCATCGCAAGGGCGTTGTACCATTTCTGGTACAACTCCTCACCGATTTCTTTAATAATTTCTTCAAGTACGGTTAACTGATCAGCCATTAAGAGCGCCAGTTAGATCAATTAACTTACCCGAAAGTACTTTAGAACTAGATGTATTGATTGATGTTCTAGCAATTAAGTCATATATCTGTGCATATGTAAGGTTTGGCTTTGAGGCTTTGATTGTTGCCCAAGAGGTTGCTGCAATTACAGTTGCATTAGAAGTTCCCGCAACGTTGATAGTTTTTCCGCCTACAGTTATTGCTTGAGTTGTTCCCTGTGCAAAAAAATCTGTAAGCTTAGGGTCATAGTTGCTATAGACCGCAACTGTTTTTGTTGGCATTGTAGCACCAATTGCTATCGCAGAAGGAATACATGCAGGCCAATCAATTCTTGAATAGTCTCTAGCGTTCCCTGTTGGGAAAAATACTCCAACATCCATTGACTTTAATGTTTCAATTTTTGATTCAGTTATTGGCGTCTTAGGGCAATAATCTAAACCAGTCGCAAGGTTGTGGTGCCCCTGGGACATAGAAACTGCTTGAATGTTAAACCTATTTTTGTTTTGAATTACCCAATCTAATGCATTGAATACAGTTGCTTCTCCAGCAGCCTGTCTTAGTCCATTAATATTTGTACCGATAATTTTAACAAAAACAATATTGATGTTTGGGTTTGTCCTAACCGCAAGAGATGACATTTGTGTTCCGTGGTCAAATCCGTTCTTTGAAAGCCATTCTGTCTTTAATGTAGCAGATCCTGGGCCTTCCATAACAGATAGTCCATTAGGACATGAGCTCCATTGAACAACGCATGCCTCATAAATAATTTTGTCTTTAAACATTGGTAGAGATGTGTCAATCGCTGTATCAAGGATTGCTATTGTTGGAACTTGTGCTGACTTATTGCTGATGTTGTTTTTAACAGCAGCAGTTGCAGTTGTAGGTAAAACCAGTGCTAGGGCTACTAGAGCCGTGATTATTTTTTTATTCATACTATCTATTCTACTAAATAATGACAGATTGTCAATAGCCTATTCTTTGTCTAGTGTATCTAATTTAGCCTTATACCATTTACCAGCGTCTAGGTTGGTTGGTGACTGTAGGCCCTGAGATTGTAATAGATTAGTTAAGCTTTGTGTGTATAGCTCCACCATCATTTCAAGTCTAACTACCTGCATTTCGAGCAGTCTTAGTCTTTCTGACTTTCTCATCATTATTCCTTTCTGTCTACGGGAGTAGGTGCTGTAGCAACACTACCACAACTAACACATTCCATGTCTAAGAAATATGTAGCAATTTCAAAATCTTCAAATATAACCTTAAGGCTCCATATTTGTGATCCACAGGGACAAATGTGAGTTGGAGTGCCTCTTAAATCAATAGAGTTTTCGTAAGTTTCTGGACGAAGATTTAAAATATCGTCAGTGTGTGATCCTTCTCGTTCTACATCTTCTTTGTCTACCAGCAAAACCTCATAGTTATCAAAGAATAGCTTAATCCTGGCTTTAACTTTTGATGCCCAGATGTATACTGCAAGAGTAACTGCAATTACTATGAGCCATTTCATAGTTCTATTATACCTTAAACCTGAATGTATGTATAGGGAGCAGATACGCTCATATTGAACTCTGAAGCAGCTTCTAATGCAGCCTTTAAGCGCAAGCGTGGATTCTTCTGATTCTTTGTAGCATACAGAGCCCCTAGTGCTATCATTCCTCCGCTTCCCTCCGCCATATAGTTAACAACATTTTCTCCAACATGAAAATCTTCATCTATTGTAAATATGCGACCACACACACCGACTATAAAAATTCCACCCGTATCTTCTTCTGAAGAAGATCCAATGCTTCCATAACCATTGTCTTTAAATGCTTGTTTTACTGAATCAATAAATTTAGTTCTCATAAACTTATCTAAACCTGAATTAGTTTTTGTTGGTGTATACTTTGGTGGAGCCCACGAATACTGCAAAATTTGTCCCATGCGAAATGAATCTGTAAATGCAATCCCATACTGACCTACTTTAAATACTTTAGGTTCTTTTCTTGCAAGGATCCAGCCAGTTTTGTCATCCGATGCGGCATGGTCGGATGCCATATAAACAACACCATTTTGGGCAATAGCTACTATACAGGTCATACATCTAGTATACTAAATATAAATTCGAAGGTATAGTCTATTTTGAGGTATTTTTTTCAATACGGTCAATTGCATCACGCAAGGAAGACCCGCCATTATTAAATAACTCAGCTTTAATTGTTGCCAGCTCAGTGTCTATTTTATTAAAATGCTCTTGTCCGTCATTTAGCCTAGCGGTTATTCCTGGAGTATCTTCCGTTCCATACCACTCATCAATAAAATCAAACCAAGTCTTAAATAGTTTAATGAATTTGCCTACAAAGTATCCTAGTCCAGCGCTTGCAGCAGCCGACAGCACAATCCATTCTAATAAGCTCATGTGTAAATTATACTTGACTAATAGTTATAATTCAAAACTAATCTAAATTTATTAAATTATTTTTAGTTGACTTAAACCAAAAGTTCAGAGGCAATAATGTCATTGCCTGCGTATCTTTTTTTAATAATGAATTCTTTAACAGCTTCAGATCCCAGTTGCCTGCCCGCAAGAATTATTACCCATCTTGGCTCAAATTTAGACGCTATGCATGTTTCGCACATTAATAGGTTAATTGGCATCAAGATTGATTTTCTTACATTTAGCTTATTTTTTGTCTTGTTACAGCAGTAACACAATATTTTTTCCATTAATTAGATTCCTCTTCGTGCTCAAAAATAATTTCATCCATTACAGTAAACTCATCATTTTCCAACACCTCTTCTATTTCAATACCATCTTTTTGGTATCTAACTTTTGATGCATATAGGCCCAAGCTTTCTACTGAGCCGTATACTCTTTCAGAATGAATGAATACGATCTTAATTACTTCGTAGTATTCTCGCACTTGGTACCCCCTCTAGTTCGCATCTTACTCCGTAAGACTCGATTACCTTTTTAACCTTTCCAACATAATCAATTACCATTTCTTTTTTAACACCTTCGTATTTTAAAAAATTGTCTTCATATAGTCTTATTGCTAAAAACTGTGGATACTTCACTATGTCCATCTGCAAACCCATATCAGGCTTTTTAATTTCCCTGATTCTTTTTGCCATTTCTGCGGTATAAAATACAGGCTTATTTGGTTCACCTGTCCATTCATTAACACCATACTTAAAGTGATCTTTATCTTTATTGATAAACTCCACCGTTAAATACCATTTTTTGTTCTAATTTTTTGCCACAAGTCTTTTGTCTTGTGAATATTTTTTACCTTATCTATCTCGCCAGAGTTTAGATAGATTCCGCCCCATACTCCGTGATCATTGTTCATGGAGCCTGACTCAAAACAGTCTTTGGAAACTGGACAACTTAAGCAGGCCTCATCAATGCTTGCCGCTATAACTGGGTCTGATTCATATTTATCAAAGAATAAATTTGTATCCATACCTCTACATACAGCAATATCAAACCACTTAAAATCGTTCTCTTCTACACCTAGATCATTTAAAATATTTGACATATTTGTCCGACATCTTCCATGTTCCGTCTGTATTTATAGGAAAGTTTTCTGCAATTCCCCAAGAATTATTTTTAAATAATCCATTTTTATTAGAGAATCCAGTAGGGTTCCTTTTCCATATAATGAGATTATAGTTGTCCCAATAGGACTGTCTGTCTTTAGAGCTAAATCTTTTAATAAAGACATCAACTCCTTTAGGCGTCAAAACTAGCACTTATTTTCCTGTCTGTTAGTTCCGCCTATATCCTATTATATAATATCTGAGCCTATATTGTCAATAGACTATTTGACTTTTTTTATCTTTAAAATATCTATATGTTTAATTTCGTTATCTATATTTAATACGTCAAGGGCATATTCTTTTGCATCAGATTCATTGAAGGCTTCAACCTCTATATCAATATTGACTTTAATTAAATATTTTTCCATGTATCAATTATAGCACAAATATGGTATAGTATATATATGAAAAACATCAAAAGCATAGACGGAAAAATTCACATTATTGAAGATTTTATTTCTCCAGATACAGCAATGTTTATATACAATGCTATTAATCCTCATGTTGACATGAGTCATCAAAAAGCTGGCCCTTCCGTATTCTCTGGGCCCAACGCTGGTGCGGATGCAGAGCAGATTGGCTTAACAAAAACAATTTCTCCATATAATAGCGATCCTTGGCACAATGTTGCAATTGATTTGCTTTCAATGTTATGCCCAGTTATGTCTCGTGTAATATCTGATTTTTATAAAGAAGATTACGAGTTAAAGACAGCTTTTTACAGCAAGATGCTTACTGGCGGACAAAATGTTTTACACATGGACAATAGGTTTGTATCATCAAAAGATGAATTGTTGGAAAGACCTGGAGCCGATTTAGACCGATCTGGACTTTTATACTTTTATTCAGACTGCGAAGGCGGAGAATTAAACTTTCCATTACAAAATTTTAAAATTAAGCCTAAACCTGGAACTTTTATATTCTTTACTGGAGATGAAGAAGTGCCACACGAAGTTACTCCCGTTACATCTGGTGAAAGAAATAATTTTATTTCATTCTTCTGGCCTTCTTCTAGAAATGCAGATGATTTTTACAAAACACAAAGATACACTAATGCAAGAAATGGAATCCATCAAGAAGTTAAAACAACTCTTGAGTTTTTAGAAAAACATAAAAACAGATAGACTACTTCTTTTTATTTCTTAGTTTTGCAAGGGCTTCAAAGTCTTTTACTTTTGTTTCGCCCAAGTATCCCCAGGCATAGCCCTCTGCAATCATTTGCTCATTAACAGAAGTTGTTGATCCATCTAGATATAACCAGCCAAGTATTCGGCCATATTTTTCTGATGAATCCATTTTTTCTGTCTTGATTACAATATCTTTAGCATCTTTAATCTTAGACTTAACATATTCTTTAGCTTCAAGCCCGAGAACCTTTTCAGCTTTATCTTTTGTTCTGCTTTCTGGTGTGTCTATTCCAGCAAGCCTAACTCTTGAGCTAAAGGATATGTCAAAGCCTAGATCGATATCTACATCTATTGTGTCCCCGTCTACCACATTGTTTACTTTCTTAACATGATATTCGTACATTACTTCTTCTTTACTGCCGCCTTCTTTTCAGGTGCAGCTTTTGGTGCTGGTGCATCCCAATCTGGACGAGCAACTGACATTACTAGGCTGTAGGCTCTCTTCTTAAGGAATACGCCATCTCCGTTTGCCTGTGATCCCTTTGCATTACCTGAAGTGTTTCCTTCGTAGCAGTGTAAATTTTTTCCGTCATTCTTTACAACAATTCCAACATGCTCTGTATCTGTTGGTGTCTTGTCAAAGTTAAAAAATACTACATCGCCTGCTTGTGCTTGACCAATTGGAACAATTCTCTTGTTCTTTGCAAACCATTGTGCTCCAGCATCGCATGATGCAAAACCTTTCTTTGTTGAAGCGGCAACTAGGTGAACTAGTCCTGCGTCATCAAAGCATCCTGAAACGAACATTGCACACCAAGGTTGGTGATTCATTCCGTATCTTTTTCCAAAAACTGTATCGTTGTTTGGTCCTTCTGAGTATCCT